CACATACCAGCTTTTAACCGGTAGCTTCCGAAACAATTTCCGGAGGCACATTACCCGGCAGAGACTAACCATTGTCTACAAAAATCAATGTGGCGAACTGACCATGTCGTAAGGTATCCGTCTTGAGGAATCATATTAAAACTAATAGAAACTATTAATTCTTCATATGACCGGACCAAAACAGACCCCGTCTTGATTGGCCTTAGGCCAGACGAGTTCTTCATTAACATAAATGTCAGTGAAATCCTTACGAACCAAACTACGCCGGCTAACTCTATCGAGCCACTTGTACTTCGGGAGGGATGTCTCCCCCCGGAAGTCTTCAAGGCGAACCTTTTTATGGGCAAAAGCCCAAAACCGCTGATTATGCAGGAGGACGTCATCAAATTTGAGACGTCTAACTACATCATCGAAGGTTTTGTTCGACTCGAAGATAGACTTAGTACAATGGAGAGTAGTATAAGAAATACAATTTTCAAGATCACTACACTCCAGTTGTGGCACATCTCTAAAGACGTGTCTAAGTTTAGCCTTATCCATTACTTCCGCTTTTCGCTTCTTCATTAATTCAAAGCGTGAAGCTGGATTCATATTACATGGCGCCTTTCTTCCAAATTCTCCTCGAATTATCTTTCGACATATCGCTTGATCGAGGGATGATATCTCGGATTCTTTCTTAAGATCCTCAGGTAAAAGCTCAAGACCCCCAAATTCACGGGGGACATACCACGGAAGCCCGGAGTCCTTGATGAGACTCATATTGAGTTTCCAGAAATAGCTATTAAGCTTTTGTCTTAATTCAACAGGGGCCTCTTCAAGTAAGAAGTCCTGCCGAGCTCTCAATGACGCAAGGGCATAATACCCAACATCGTCATCTGTGGTAGACCGAGGATGACCTTCAACAACCCTCATGAGGCATGAGGGGATGCGGTAAAATCTAGAATAATAGGGCTCCAGGCTTGGAATATCACTATCCCAATTTTCGGACCTGTACCTAACATATTTGTCAGTGACTTTAAAGTTTTGAGAATTAATCTGGAGTAACTCCTTACTTCGAAAAACTTTACCAATTGATGGCTCAAGTCCCGACATACGACCGCACACCGACCACATCTCGTTCACATCATCATTTGCTAAAAAGAGACAATCGTCTCCATTTATCATGAGTGGTAAATCCTTCAATTTGCTACAAACGTAGCGTTCTTCGAGGGCATAACCACATATCGCTGCATTGACGAGACATAAAACTATAAAGGAAGTAACAGACCCCATTAATTGACCATTCTTTTGGCCATAACGGATCTTATACTCACCCTCTACGGTTTTAAATGTCTTATCATAGTAGTGACATACGAGACTATCGACGAGCAATTTGTGCATCTTAGGGCCTAAGCCCAGAGACTCCGCGATGGAGTCAGCACAATTTGCAGACAGAATGCTACTCAAGCAATTTGTGGCATCTGTATAATCTCCACTCTGAAAGAGGAGATCCCCATGCTGATCGAACTCCTCCATAAATGGTCCAAAGACCTTATCTAAGAGTTCAATTGACACAGGCTCGCCGATTAATTCGAAAGTCGGATGCTTCCTCATATAATTATGGACCATCTTCTGGAGAGGTTTTAAAACAAACATCCGAAAAGGTTGGGACTTGGTAATTATTCGGACCTTTAAGGCCTCTTTGAGACCAATAGGTTCAATTAAATTTTCCTCGTCCATAGCCTTTTCGAGACATTTGAAATATAATCTCACAAAAGAGCATTGTACTTCCTTGTCGTCCCAGACTATAGAGTCTGGCTCAGCCAAAAGAAGTTGTCCAGGTAATAAGGAAGAAGGGTAAATCGCTTCTAAGTTAAGTAAAATTTTAACCTCAGGTATAGATTCACCCTCAAGAAGGTAATAATTTAAGATTTCCTTGATATCATCATCATCATACATTGCGCCAACACATCCGCCGCCAGACCGCGAACATATATAATTAGCAGATGTCGATGGGAAAAACACTTTTAAAGCTTCTTTTTCATCCCATCTAATTCCCTTTAAGACTTCACAGGTACGTCTCTTAACTTGAGTGATAAGTATTTCACGAGTTATAGTCCGACTACCTTCACCTAAATAGGCAAAGGGTGTTGACGGGGCAGATTTCACATCCCCGCTGTGAGCACAAGGCTCCCCACCTACATTCGTCGAGGACCATAGGTCATGACTAGAAACATATGGTAGTTCCTGTGGTAAGTCTGCAGGCGCGATAAACACCTTTCTCATCGCGTCCTTTAAGGCATAATCAACTCGTTCATCCGAGGGTAACGGAAGGATCCCCTTCAGTCTCACCTGAATAGTGGACATAAAACTGTCCCAAAGCGAGACACCCTTCCTCTCGCCCCTAACACGGAATTTCCGTTTTAGCGCGAGAAGAAAGCGATGCCCCCGGCCGAGTAGAATATAGCCAGGTCTGAGCCCAGGTACTTTTCGGGTATCTGGAACTTGTTGCTCGTTGTGCAAAGAGAAAGCACAACTAAACGCTAATTTGAATACATCTATCCAAGCGTCCGGTTTTGAAACGTGACCGCATAAAGCAACGTAATAATGCGTAGAAGATTGAAGGTCATAACCCTTCGAGTTAAAACCGAAGAGTTCAAAGACTTCGACAATCTTTTTTAAACACGTCAGAATTTTGTAGGATAACTCCTTCTCTTGAAGTTGGAAGAGGGATACACCCTTGGGTGTACCTTTTTCCTCTCCGGGGTATGGAGTTATGGTAGTCAAACCTCTACCGTGGGTTTGGACCTCTAGATCTCTATTAAGAGGTCGATCTGTTGGGATACCCATCCCAACGGACCCATATTTTGAGTCCAAATGTTGCATGTGTACG